GAAATCAACAAGCAGATCGAGGCGATCCGCGGCCGCAACGATTTGCCTGCGGAGAGAAAGACAGAACTGCTTGAGAAGCTGCGCGAGATTAAGGGGACAGTCGCCACTCAAATGGTGACGATGGCTGAAAGGGTCGGGGTCACAAGATAAATGGCCCGCAAGCCTGCCAAGAAGACCGCTAAACGGGCGGCATCAAAGAGGAACCACGGACCACGGTCCGGGGCCTCTGTGCTCGACCGCGCTATCGACATGGTCAAATGGGTGGACACTCCATTTAAGCTCTTTGTCCTGATCCTATTGGGCGTCTTTGGTCTAAGTGGTTGGATTGTCTATCAAAACCAAGAGAAGTTAGTGACGCGGTTTGTGCTGTCCGAGCACATGCCAATTCTTGTCACCGACGAACGCATCGTCACGTTGTCTACAAACTTGATGCGTGACCTTCGCGCAGAGGCCGTGATCGTGCACGAGATCAGCCTTTCCAGTAACGCGCGTATCACCCGTGTCGCTCTTTCGCATGAAGGTCGGCACGCTCCACTAGAAGGGAAGAAGGGAGCTTTCTTCTCCGGGTCGCCCGCCCGGAATCATGCGGCCGTTTCGATGCTGAACGGGGAGGTCCTCTGCGAGACGTTTGAAGCGTCTTCAGAAGCAGGGGAATGGTTCGTCTCGAAGGGTGTCACCTTTGCCTGCCGGGGATCCATACCGCCTGAACAGGGCAGTATGGTTGGCTATCTGAGTGTTGGGTTCAAGTCTGTGCCCAAGGATATCACGGCAACAAAGGCACGGATCAACCAGACAACCCGTGAGCTTGCGAGATGACCCATGGACCCCGTAACAATCAGCATGGTGTTCGGAGCAGCTAAGACTGCATACGAGGCCATCAAGACTGGCATCAAGATCGGGAAAGAGATTCAAGGTATGGCTGGCGATGTCGCCAAGCTATACGGTGCGGTTGGTACACTCACGAGGCTGTCAGCAAACCCCCCGAAACCAAAACTGTTTGCGAAGGTTTCGGCTGAAGAGATGGCGATGGACATCGTCGTCAAGCGCAAGCAGGCTGAAGAGTGGTTCAACCAAGTCAAAAACGAGTTCGTGTCGACATATGGTTTGCGCGGATGGCAAGAGGTGGAGAGAGAACTTGTCCGGATCCAGAAGGAACAGAAGGCCGCGCGCCTGAAAGCCCAGAAGGAAGCGGAGGAGTTTGCAAGAGAGATGACGATCATCTTGATCATCGGCGGGGTGGTTCTGTCCATCATCGTCGGGATCTTCGTAGTGGCCTTAATCTTCTAGGGAGCATGGACCATGGAACTTCTAAAGACGTTTGGCCCTTTGCTGGGGCAAGTCGCGCCGACCATTGCCACGGCACTTGGTGGCCCTCTCGCTGGGGTCGCCGTGCGGACTTTGTCGAACGCTCTGCTTGGCCACGAAAATGGAAGCGAGGGCGAGGTGAAGCAGGCGCTTGAGGCGGCAAGCCCAGAGCAGCTTGCGCAGATCAAACAGATTGATGCAGACTTCAAAGTCCGCATGAAGGAATTGGACATTGATTTGGAGCGCATCGCTGCCGGGGACCGGGACAGCGCCCGTAAGATGCAGGCTGCTACACAGGATTGGGTGCCGCGTATGCTCGCGCTGCTCATCACCGTCGGGTTCTTCGGCATCCTTGTTTGGATGCTGATGAAGGGGATGCCGCAGACCGGGACCGAGGCTCTGCTCATGATGCTCGGCGCGCTCGGCACAGCATGGACGGGTGTGGTGAACTTCTATTACGGTTCGAGCGCAGGTTCGAAGCAGAAGAACGATCTGCTGGCACAGAAGGACAAGTGAGATGAAAGAGAACTGGGAAGAGTGCTTCAAGCTTGTGCTGAAACACGAAGGTGGTTACGTCAACCATCCTCGCGATCCGGGCGGCATGACAAACCTTGGCGTGACCAAGCGTGCTTGGGAACAGTATGTCGGCCATGAAGTGGACGAAGCAGAGATGCGCGGCCTTACCCCCGAAAAGGTCAAGCCGTTCTACAAGGCAATGTATTGGGACAAGATCAAAGGCGATCAACTCCCGCCCGGCGTGGACTATGCGGCCTACGATCTGGCCGTGAACAGCGGTGTCGGTCGCGCTGCAAAGTATCTCCAACAGATTGCCGGGGTCACCGCAGACGGGGTCATTGGTCCAAAGTCAATGGAAGCAATTCTTGCTTGCGACCCAGAGGAGACAGTCGATTCAATCTGCGACCGTCGCCTTGACTTTCTCAAGGCGTTGCCGACGTGGGACACTTTCGGCAAGGGTTGGGGCCGCCGCGTTGCAGAGGTTGAAGCCAAGGCTGCCGAGATGGCCAAGGGCTAGATCAACCACTCTTTGTAACCTTCCTTCAGAACCTCCGTGGCTACGTTGATTTTATCGCGTAGTGCACGGAGGATTTTTTCGTCCACCGTTCCCTCGGTGACGATGTCGATGTAGGTCACATTGTTGCGCTGTCCAATGCGATGTGCGCGATCCTCACTTTGCAAGCGCACTTCCAGATCATAATTGTTTGAGAAGTAGATCATGGTGTGAGCCTCTGTGAGGGTCAGACCGTATCCACCTGTACGTGGCTGTCCAACAAAGAAGCGAAGAGAATGATCCGGGTCTTGGAAATCTTTAACCATTTGCTGTCGCGCATCCGGCGACGTCTCACCGTAGTACGTCCGCACGGTTTCAGGACCATACTCCTTGGCCAACGCACGTTCGATCATCTGGATGTCGTAGGTGTAGTTCGCCCAGATAATGACCTTGCCATCAACTTCTTCGAGGGCAGCCAGCAATTCGTCAAACTTGTCCGACTTCATCTCTATGACCGTACCGTCGTCGGCCTTGAAATAACCGGAACAGATCTGCTGCAACCGGAGGATCTGCGTCAGTACGTTCTGCGCTGTGAGAACCTTACCGTCCAGCTCTGCAATCGCGGCCTTCTTGACACGGCTATAGATAGCCGCCTGTTCATCCGTGAGTTGGACCGTGCGCTTGGTGTAGATCTTTTCCGGGAGGTCGAGACAGTCCTTCTTCAGAATGCGGAACGAAAACTTGTCGAGTCGCTCTGACAGCTCGTTAAGGTTTTGGTAACCAACAACCTGATTGAACGAGTGCGTTCCGACACTGCGTTTCATCAAGCGACAATAACGGTTCTGGAACGAGTAGAAGCTGGAAAAGCCGAGCAGCCACTCATCAAGGAATGCACACTGTGTATACAAGTCCATTGGGGTCTTGGTGATCGGCGAGCCCGTCATCACCCTGCGGTACTTGGCTACCTTGCCCGTCTTGATGATGTTCTTGGTGCGCTTGGCCTTGCCGTTCTTGATGGTCGTGCTCTCATCGACCGCCATCAAAACCTTCCGTGATTTCAAGAACTTAGTGGCAAAGGCCACGCCCTTGTCCGTGGAGAAGGCTTCAATGTTCATGACGACGATCTTCAAGTTGTCGTCATCACGGAACGCCTCGGCCAGATGTTCTAGGTTCTTCTTGGACGTCGCTGGATTCCAAACGACCACGTCGTGAATGATGTGATCCGGCAGATGCTTAGGCAGCTCGATGGTCTCCCAGTTTTTGTAAACACCCTTCGGTGCTACAACTAGAAAGCCGTCGATGTCCCCGCGATCATAGAGCATGGAGACGTTATCAATGAGGATCTTGGACTTGCCTGTTCCCATCTCGGCGAACAAAGCAAACTCATCCTTATCCCATGATTTCCTAAGCGCATCAGACTGATGCTTGTACGGAGGAAGTCTGAACTTGTAGCGATCAACGATGTCCATGGTCCATTGCCCTTTCTATCGGCAGGGCAAAAAGAATAGCCCATGAAAAAGATTTGTGCAACCCCGCTTGACAGACCCCCACTGATTCGGAGTAGTCTGCATGCGTCGAACGGGAGAAAGCCGTGACTGTTTACATTACACAAGAAGTGCGTGGCCGCGATCTCTCTGATGCGTTGGAGTTTGGCGACCTCGACATCTTGATCCCAGCCAAGGATCAAGTCGCTCTTTCGGCTATACCCACGCTCCGTCGGATGGAGCGTAAGCTGGTGAAGTTTACATCCGACGATTACCTAATGCTGTCGGGCGATCCCGTATGCATTGGTATAGCTTGCGCTCTTGCTGCTCTGGCAAACAATGGGCGCTTCAAACTACTCAAATGGGACAGGCTCGAAGAGCGTTACTATCCCATTGAGGTGGATCTTTATCACAGCACGAGGAGATAGAAAGTGGACCTCGAAGACGTTGCAATGCAGTTGTCCAATGTAGACAACAACGATCTCAAGCAAGTCGCTGCGCTGGTGCGTCAGCAACTTGTATTGGAACAGCGCGTGGAAGACCTGACTGCCGAATTGAAAAAGGCACAACAGGATCTCGCACATGTGTCTGGTGAGGCTTTGCCTGCTGCCCTAGCAGAACACGGCCTCACGGAGTTGAAGATGGCGGATGGGTCAAAGGTCACGATCTCAACAGTGATCAGCGCCAACATCTCCAAGGAACGGTCCGAAGCAGCCCACGAGTGGCTGCGGGACAACGGTTTCGGTGATCTCATCAAGAACACTGTCGCCGTTAACTTCGGAAAGGGCGAAGACGACAAAGCAGTCGAACTGGTTAAGGAACTGGAGAACGAAGGCTTTGCTGTCGATCAGAAGGAAGCTGTTCATCCGAGCACATTGAAGGCCTTCTGCAAGGAGCAGATCGAGAAGGGCAAGGAAATCCCTTCAGAACTGTTCGGTATTTTCATCGGTCAGAAGACCACCATTAAGAAGGGCTAAGTACCATGGCTAAGAATGCCGTCGCCGTTCAGGCGCAGTCCAACACAGCACTTGTTGTTGCAGAAGAGTTCGAGCAGTTCGCTTCGCTCGGCATGGATCAGGTTCGTCCTGAGGACATGTCGATCCCATTCCTCCGCATCCTTGCGCAGCTCTCACCTCAGGTGAACAAGCGTGACGGTGCGTATGTGGATGGTGCAGAAGCAGGCATGATCTACAACACCGTTGCCAACGAAGCATACGATGGCGACAAGGGTGTGCTTGTAGTTCCATGCTATTACAATCGTCGCTATGTCGAATGGAAGCCCCGCGAGAAAGGCGGCGGCTATGTCGGATCCTACGACGTTGACGACAAGGTCGTGAACACGACGTACCGCGATGACCGTGGTAACGACGTGCTTCCGAACGGCAACCTCCTCACCAACACCGCACAGTTCTTTGTGCTGCTGCTCGGTGAAGATGGAATGCCGCAGCGTTGTCTGGTGACCATGACGAGCACGCAGTTGT